GGCGACACTGGCGACACTGGAGGTACCGGGGCTGATTCTAATTTTTATCCTGATGCCAGTGGTGCTCCTGTTTATCCTCAAGCTCCTGATTATTCAAGACCATCTCCCGCCCCAACCCCTGCCCCAACCCCCGCTCCAGCAAATATCGGAGACAATCAATCTCGTGGCGTGGACATCCCCAACCTTCAACGAGACAGACGAGACAGAGAAGAAGATGAGGTTCTTGGACAATTAGAAAGAGAAAAGCTCGCTAGAGAGTTAAATGTTACATCCCCCCTTAATTTGGGAGAGGATGATTCCTTGTTTGGTCAGATAGGTCCAGGTGGAGAACTTTTTGATTATTCCGGCCAAGACGATATTTTTGGAGACTTAACTGAAAAGCAATTAGAGCGGCAAGAGTATGTGTCTGGGCTAACTCCTGGATCTCCTGCTGCGGCGATTACTTCGCAAGTTACTGATCTTAATGCCAGCGGAGATCCTTCTGAACAATCAACAGTAGATTTTAGTAATAATATATCTCCTGTTGATTTGGATGAAGTGCCTGCCGGAGCTATAGATCTTACTACAGCGGGGGCTACTCCCCCTGGATCATCAACTCCCCCTGAAGACGCCAGAGGGGTAGACATTTTTGGTGACGTTGACCCGGTTGATCTAATCGGGCCGGTTGATCTTGACGAAACTCCCGCTGGTGCCTTAAACCCGTTTGCTCAAATGGAGCAAGAAGTAGCCCAGGGCCTGGGTACGGGGACCGCGGCCCTCGGACCTGTTACCGATAAATACGCTGGCGAAGTAGTTCCGGGCATGGGAGAGTCGATTGATCGAGCGATTAGTGATTTTGCCGGTCAGCGCATTGGAAGAATTCAAGAAATAGATGATGAGGGGAATGTCACGACAGAAGATTTTGGGCTGCGTGGAGACCTTGTATCAAAACCCACTCCGTTTCTTTCCGGGTATGATCCGGCTCAACAAAACATAATGGAAGAAGGGTATTTAGCAGAAAGACGTATTGATCTACCGTTTTCGCCTTTTGCTGAAGGCATTCTGAATGCGGTGGTTAATCCTATAGCTATGGTTACCGATGCAATCCGCAATAAGGGCGCGATTCCAATTTACAGTAAAGACGGAACTCAAATTATCGGAGCAAAATCTCCTGACGGAAGCGTAGTTTATTCAGAAACTCCGTTTAGTGATATTCTTTCTGGAATTACAGGTGATTTAGATCCGAATATGCAGGAATCGTATTCAGACATGCACTCTATGCAGGCAGAAGCTCGATCCAGGGACAGCAACAACGAGGACGAGTATACAAAAAGGCAGCAAGAAGAACTACGAGAACCTGAACCTGAACCCGAACCAGACTATGCAGGGCGAAATATTATCCAAACTCCAAACTATCAGGCTCGTGGGCCGGTGAGTTATGCGTATACAGGGCTTCCGAGCCTAGCTCCGCAGAAATTGAAGCCAACTTATGCGGCTAAGGGGCAGTATTCGCCACTATTCCCGATGGGACAGCGTCGTAGATAATGTCCGCGGCCCTTGAATCTCTGCCAGATGAGGTGCTCAAGGAGATTTTGTCGCTCAAAGAAGCGCAGATTCGGCTTGAAACCCGTGAAAAGGCCCAAGATCAGTTCATGCCCTTCGTCCACCACGTCTATGACGGGTTCATCGAAGGACGACATCACCGAATTATCGCCGAAAAGCTCGAACAAATCGCCCGAGGAGAGATAAAACGGCTGATTGTGAACATGCCACCGCGTCATTCTAAGTCAGAATTCGCGTCTTACCTCATGCCAGCGTGGTTTTTGGGCCGAAATCCGAAGTTAAAGATTATTCAGGCGACGCATAACACCGAATTGGCGGTCAGATTTGGCCGAAAAGTACGAGATTTAATGGGATCGGAGCAATATCGTGAAATTTTTCCAGAAACACTTCTCAAATCAGACGATAAAGCAGCGGGTCGCTGGGGTACGGCAGCGGGTGGCGAATATTTCGCCGCTGGTGTGGGTGCAGCAGTCACTGGCCGCGGCGCGGACCTGTTTATCATCGACGACCCTCATTCGGAACAAGATGCCCTTAGTGAAACAGCGTTTGATCACGCTTATGAATGGTATACGTCAGGCCCTCGTCAACGTCTACAACCGGGTGGCGCGATTATTCTAGTCATGACACGGTGGGGCACGAAGGATCTCACCGGTCGATTGCTCAAAGCACAAGCTAATGACGTTATGAGCGATCAGTGGGAAGTTGTTGAATTTCCTGCAATTATGCCCTCAGACAACCCATTATGGCCTGAATTTTGGAACAAAGACGACCTGCTCAAGGTTAAGGCTGCACTGCCCGTTGCCAAGTGGAACGCGCAATGGCAGCAGCAACCGACAGCTTCAGAAGGCGCAATTGTCAAAAAGGAGTGGTGGCAAACCTGGGAAGATGAAGAAATCCCGCCTGTCAAGTATGTCATGCAGAGCTATGACACTGCGTTCTCGAAGAAAGAGACGGCTGACTACTCAGCGATCACGACGTGGGGCGTTTTTGAGCCAGAAGAAGGCGGTCCAGACCATCTTATTTTACTGGATGCACGACGAGGACGGTGGAATTTCCCAGAATTGAAGGAAATTGCCCTGGAAGAACACGACTATTGGGAGCCAGACATGGTGATTGTGGAGGCAAAAGCCTCTGGAATGCCGTTAACCGACGAATTACGCAGGACAGGCATACCTGTGATGAATTATACTCCGTCGAAAGGTCGTGATAAAGTGACTCGGATGCACACAGTCGCCCCTCTTTTTGAGGCTGGAATGGTGTGGGCACCGGATAAAAAGTTCGCAGATGAAGTTATCGAGGAGTGCGCAGCGTTCCCGATGGGTGATCACGACGATTTTGTGGACAGCATGACGATGGCGTTGATCCGTTTTCGGCAAGGTGGCTTTATTGCACTGGCTGGAGAAGAGGAAGACGTGGAAGATATACCAAGATATAGAGAGTATTACTAATGTCAGTACCTCCTGATCGAATGATGGGCATGGTGGATTCAGCTTTAGAGGCTGTTCCAGGCATGGAAGTCGAGCTACCCCAGGTTGAAGACTTTGCTGGTGGCGCGGAAATCATGGAAGATGGCGCAGGTGGCGCGATTATTCAGGCTCTGATGGGCGGCGCAGGCGGCGCAGAGGTACAGGCAGAGCAATACGACCACAACGCAAACCTTGCGGAGGTGTTGGATGATTCCATCCTTGGAGAGATTTCGTCAGAACTTCGTGAGCATTTTGAAACAGACCAAGATTCGCGGTCCGAGTGGGAAGATGGCTACACCAAAGGACTCGATCTCCTGGGAGTCAAGTATCAGGAGCGGACACAGCCCTTCCAAGGCGCGTCAGGAGTCACTCACCCAATAATTTCAGAATCAGTAACACAGTTCCAGGCACAAGCCTACAAAGAGTTGTTGCCAGCAGGCGGCCCTGTTCGCACAAACATCATGGGCGCGAAGACCCCAGAGGTCGAGGACCAAGCAACTCGCGTCAAGAACTACATGAACTACATGATTACAGAGGTCATGGAAGAGTTTGATCCGGATACGGATCAGATGCTGTTCTATTTGCCGCTGTCTGGATCTACTTTTAAGAAAGTCTATTACGATGAAACCAAACAAAGACCCGTATCTCGATTTGTGCCTGCAGAAGACTTGGTTGTCCCCTACACGGCGAGCGACCTTGCTACTGCGTCGCGCATTACACACGTTCTTCGCATGGACGAGAATCAAATTCGTAAGCTACAGGTTGCTGGTGTCTACCGAGATGTTGATGTTTCTGCTGACTATGAGAGCTATGAGGACGAGGTTAAACAGAAAGTTCGAGAGCTGGACGGAGTAGAACGCAACGATATTGATGAGCAGCTCACAGTTCTTGAGGTGCACACTGATTTAGATATTGAAGGTTTTGAAGATACCGATCAAACTGGCGAGCCAACAGGAATCAAGCTACCGTACATCGTGACGCTTGATCTGGGTTCTGGCGAGATCCTGGCGATCCGTAGGAACTACGCAGAAGGCGACCCACTGAAGCGCAAGCAACAGTATTTCGTTCATTACAAGTTCCTTCCAGGACTAGGGTTTTATGGGTTCGGCTTGATCCACATGATTGGAGGGCTGGGCAAAGCAGTCACTTCAATTTTGAGGCAGTTGATTGATGCGGGTACATTGGCGAACCTTCCTTCCGGCTTCAAAGCGCGGGGAATCCGAATTCGTAACGACGATGAGCCGCTTGCCCCTGGCGAGTTCCGGGATATTGATGCTCCTGGCGGAGACATA